CTGGCCTCACGAGTTACATCGACTACATCTGACTCACCAGCCAAAAAGGCGCCCAACATAAAATAGTCGGAAAGTGCCTCCACAGGCACCTTTTTCTCGGTCTCCGTCTGCCTGAGGACGCTGAGAGCGGCAGCCTGCAAAACAGGCACACCAAGTGCGAGCGAAAGCTCACACCTAGCCACCCCGTTGACCCAACGCCTCCCAAACACTGGCTCTCGCAACCAGCGATGGGAGGCGTAGGCCCCCGAAAGCACGCTCCAGGGCTCACGCACCATTGTCCACCTGTCGCCAAGGAACAACGGTGCCGAGCGCCCGAAGCGCACCCTCTCAACGCACGACACTGGCTCTTCAAGTGTCATCTCAAACCCCGAAGAACGCAACACCCTGTCGTAAAAGTCCGCGGAAACCAGGGGAAGGTCCGCACGCTCGAGAAAGACTAGCGCATTATCACCGTCGACAAGTAGGTCAAACTTGACGCCGTAGGTACCCAACACCGCGCTGGTGACAGCAAGCATGATGAGCGTGTTACCCATGCCAGTGTTAAAGTCCCCGCTAGCCCTGCCCCCCCTCCTGGAGAACTTAACTCCAGACTGCGTCACACCAGCAAAGCGCTGGTGTGACAAAACACGGCGAAGACCAGAGCGGGGATAAGCCGCCCGGTAGACGCCGTGCTCGCGTCCTATGTGGTTCTCGGTGACATGGGCCTCGAAGGCCTTGCCGTCAACCTCAAAACAAACGCATTCCTTGAACTCACTGAACTTGCGAACAATGAGATTCGCCCTCCTGCCAGGATTCAGACCCTTACCCACAACCCTGGTATTAGAACCGCCGAAGAGCCTCCTAGCTGTGAGATAACCCCACAGCCAGTGCTCGAAAGGCTTCAGCCAAGAAGCAAGCACCAAGTTATACCTAGGACTCCTGGGAAAAATCATCCTAGGTTTAGCATCCTTGGCGCTGCCAACCTTCTCAGCCTTCAGAAACGCTCTAAGGCGATAGTCCGACGAGCGCAACGGACCATCCTCCCTCAAGGAGCGCTCTGCCTCGACGTAACGGCGACGTAAGCTGCCACTATAAGACAACGCCGTTTCCAGGAGACTCCACCTAGTACCACGATACCTCCTAGCCAAGGCAACCAACCTCCCGTAAGAGGCAGTCACCTCGACCGAATGCTCAGGATCGGGTCCCAGGGGCAACGGAGCCAGAGACCGCCAGGCCAAGGCGGCGATCTCGTTGTGTACGCAGTTGGCATGGACGGCGGGGCACCAGGTGCCCTCCACCCCAGTCCGCCATGCCACCCACATTTGCCTCCTCCCAGGCTCACACAGACCAACACTGCTCTTTACTACCAGGGTAGCGTCCTCTGCGAGGACGGGGACAATGCTGCCAACACACTGTCCATAAACAGCAACGGGTCTGTCCTAAGCCCACCACGGTGGCTCCGGATCCTCATCCAGCTGACTGCGGGCCTCAAGCTCCGCATCGCTCAGATGCCAGGACCACTTGACAGCAGAAGCAACTGCCACCAAGGTTGAAGCCTCTGAAAGCGACTTCAACTTGCACCACTCCAAAGCGCGAGACCTCAGAGCAAGCACAAGGGTCCCGTCGCGTGACCGTAACCACGCGTACGAGGACAAGGCAGAGATGAGTTCAGGAAACACAGTTTCCACCGAACCATCCAGATGTTCGACAACAAAGTAAGGCACCCTAACGTTATTGTTCCCATCCCTGCCAGCGACCGCCCCACCACCAAGGAGCTTGATCCCACCCCGCCAAATGGACAAAACCAGATTGGCATCGGGTGCACGAGAGACAGAAGGGAGGTCTGGTGCCCACCGCCCTCTAACTAACGCGCCGACAGTGCCCGAAGGCACTGGCCCCAACACCGACTCCAGTTTACGAACCCACTTGGCCCTGGGCCGGACCCTGGCACACAAGTGCGCCGTGACGGGCACCCTAAAGGCCTGCGCCACACCGTTCTCCTCGCCGACTGGTTGGTCACACCAATCGGTTACGACCCCAAGAGGGACCGCTTCGACCCTTTGGGAGAACAACCCAAAAGGAAAGGCTAGAAGGCCCCAAAGGGACCAGAAAGGGGAAGAGAACACACCGATGCTCAGCCAGACACCGATGCGGAGGGCAGCAACCAACAAAACAGCAAGCCTAAAAACCAAACAGGCGAGAGCAAAGAGAACACCGGAACAAAGGAG